TCTGAGTCTGGTGTCCGCGCACAGCGTGAGAAGGTGCAAATGGTCCGCGATCTAGTCTTTGCCGGGTTTAGTCCTGCTGAGGCTATGGAGATGATTGGTTTGCCACCGGTTGCGCACACTGGTTTGCCTTCAGTGCAGTTGCAGGGTGTAGCACAGGTGGACCCTGAGAACCCGGACAGTGTGTATAAGGATGAGGTGCAGTGATGCCGATTGTCCATTCACAGGTAACACTTGGCACAGCTGCGGTTGAGATTGTCGGCCATGACAACATGCCTCACCATGTAATCTTGCACAACATGACTAAGAGCAGCAATCAATACATCTACTTTGGCGGCTCCGCTGTCAGCACCACTAACGCGCCACACATAGATCCAGGCGAGACAATCCAGTTTGACCTGGGACCAGGTGACAGACTGTTTGCTGTTTCTGACCCTGCAGGCCTTGTGGTGGGCGTTTTGGATATTAGGGAAAATGACTAATGGCTCCTTATTACATTGAGGAAGATAACCCCGGCTGTGCTGTGGGGGAGTGGGCTACTGTGAAAGAGGATGGCGAAGTTATGGGCTGCCACGCAACTAAAGACGGCGCGATTGACCAGGGTGTTGCTATTGCCTTGTCTGAGGAGTCAACTTTTGAGGGTGAGCGTTCTGAGACGCGCCTTGACTCTGGACCGCCTGCTGTGATTGTGGACATTGACGGCACCCTGATTGTGGATGGTATCCGCAATGAGCGCCTCTACAACTATCTGGAATCGTTTGATGACACTGAGATCATCATTGTGACTGGCCGCGCTGAGGAGCGCCGGGAAGAAACTGTCACTGAGCTTGACTCTTTGGACATTGACTACGACCAACTGATTATGCAGCCAAGCGTTGACACCATCACGCCAGACTTCAAGGAAGCTGTTGCTCGCAGACTCCTGGAGACTTTGAATGTGATGGTTGCGGTTGACAACAATCCTGAGAACCGGGAGCGCTTCCGCGCTCTAGGCATTACAGCTTTGGCCACTGATGAAGTCCCTGATGTTCCTGCTGAGGACCGCGCAGAGCCGGGCGAGCTTTCTGTGGGCGATTTTGTGGAGTGGGACTCTTCGGGTGGGATGGCTCGGGGCCAGATAAGCCGGATTGTCATTGACGGCCAAATCAATGTGCCTGACAGCGACTTTGTGATCAATGGTTCTGAGGATGACCCTGCAGCTCTTATTCGGGTGTGGCGTGAATCTGAGAATGATGAAGGCATGATGGAGTGGAACCCTACTGATGTTTTGGTGGGCCACAGGTTCAGCACTCTGACCTTGATTGAGCCTTTGGATGAGCGTTCTGAGATTCGACAGGTTGACTTGACCCCTCCGGCTTTCATGCGTGCTAGCGCTCGCCGGGGTTTGCAATGGCATGAGGCTGGCCTGTCCGGTGATGGTTTGATGCCTGCAACTGTGCGTGAAGCTCGCGCTATGGCTGAGGGTTCGGTCACAGCGGATAAGTGGGTCCGCATCCGGGCTTTCCTTGCAAGGCACATGGTGGACTTTGATGCACCAGCCGCCTCACCTACCAGTGATGACTTCCCCAGCCCTGGTGTTGTCGCTATTGCCCTTTGGGGTGGTGGCGTTTCTCGCCGGTCTGCGCAGCGCGCTATGGATTATGCGGATGGTGTGATTGGTAGAATAGAAGCTGAGAATGAGAATCGCGTGACTGGAGAAGCCTTGTCTAAACTTGAAACCCGAATCAACTCGGCAAAGTTTGAGGTGCGTGAAACTGAGCAGGGCATGACCTTCAGCGGTTACGCTGCTGTCTTCAACTCGGACAGCCAGCCTCTTCCTTTCATTGAGCGCATTGCACCTGGAGCTTTCCGGGGTTCGCTGCGCAACCGCAACGACATCAAACTGCTCTGGAACCATGACACAGGGCAGGTGCTCGGATCTACTCGCGCTGGGAACCTTCGCCTGACTGAGGATGACCGGGGCTTATATGTTGAGGCCACCCTGCCACGCACTACTCTTGCCAATGATGTGCGCGAGCTTGTGCAGACTGGGATTGTAGATTCTATGAGCTTTGGTTTCACTGTGGCGCGTAACGGTGATGAGTGGTCTTCTGACGGCGCTGTGCGCACGCTCAAGCGCATCAATCTCCATGAGGTAAGCATTGTGGCCTTCCCTGCCTACACAGCCACAGCAGGCTCCACAGCGGTTCGGGGTTTGGATAAGGTTGCTAAGCGTGCTGAGGTTGATGCTGATGAGCTCGCTGATGCTTTGCTGAAGATTGAGAACGGTGAGGACATCACTAACGCTGACCGCAACCTGATCACAACTGTCCTGGACAAGCTTGCACCTGTAGAGGAACCAGCAAAGGTTGAGGGCTCCTTGGAGATGCTGGCTTTGAAGAAGAAGAAGCTTGAACTTTTGATGGGCTACTAATGGCCTCCAGAAAAGACATTGAACAGGCCATCCTTGATGTTGCCGGGAACCCTGTCTCTGGTGTGATTAGGCAGATGGCTGGAGCTTTCGCTGATGCCATTGTCGCTTTGGATGAGGATCCTGCTGACACACCAAAGAGGGTGAACCCTGTTCAGGGGACAGTTCAGCAGAGAGAAAAAGAGACTCGCGTTCTTGGGGCTGTTGAACAGCGATAGCGAGTTTCTCCCTGGCTAGTTTCCCCTTTCGGCTGGCCAGGGTTTTCTCTTTCCGGCAGTAAGGCTCACCTAACTTGGTACGATTGAGGTATCAGATTTGTGCGTTACCGCTGCTGAGAGCTGTTGAGTGTTACCACCGCAGCGCAACCATACAAACACAAACCTATTGAAAGGACATTACATGTCTGAGTTCATCAAGACTCAGGAAGAAGTCCGCGCTAACCTGACCATGCAGATCCGTGAAGTTTTGGATTTGGCTGAGCAGGACAAGCGTGGGATCTCCCAGGCTGAGTTAGAAAAAATTGAGCGCATTGAGGCTGACATCACTCGCGCTGACGAAGCACTTGAGGTTGCACACCGCAACGAAGAGCGCGCTGCTCAGGCTGCTGAGGCCGCTCGCGGTTTCGCTCCTGTTGCTGAGTCTCGCTCTGATGTAGAGATCTTCCGCGCCATGGCGCGTGGCGAGATCCGCGAGCACCACTTCGGAACCGAACAGCGCGCAACGCTGATTCCTTCCGCAAACACTGTCCCAGTTTCGTTCCTGGACCGCGTTTACAACCTGGCTCGCCTGGTTGGACCGTACCTTGAGACCTCTGAGGTCTTCACGCGGACTTCTGGTGAGGATCTGCGCATCCCTGTGATGACCGCTTACCCCACCGCAACCGAGTCCGCTGCTGGTTCTGCTATCTCCGAGTCTGAGGGAACCTACTCCTCACTGCTCGTCAGTTTGGCAAAACAGGGCTTCATCAGCAAGATTTCAAATGAACTTTTGACTGATGCCGGATTCCCACTAGAGGCCAACCTTGCTGAGCAGGCCGGTAACGCAATCGGTACGCGAGTCAACGCTGTTGTCCACGCCGCTGTTACCGCTGTTGCTGGTGTTGGTGGAACTGCTGGAACCGCAACCGCTATCACCGCAGACGAATTGATTGATTTGCAATTCAGCGCTGATGGCCTCGTTAGGCAGCTTCCCGGGGCGGCTTATATGGTGAACAACTCCACTCTGGGCGCGATTCGCAAGCTCAAGAATGGTGATGGAACCTACATTCTGGATGTTGTCACTGGTGGTCCTTCGACCATCCTTGGCATTCCGGTAATTGTTAACCCGGCACTGCAAAGCATTGCCAGCGGAAACAAGCCTGTGTTCTTCGGACACTGGCCTTCGGTGAAGGTAGTCCAGACTGGTCTCTCTGTCGCAGTGAGCCAGGATGCCTACTTCGCAAACGACATCACCGGCTTCCGTTACACCTACCGGGTCGGCGCAGCTGTGGCTAACGGCAGCTCGCACCTCAAGGCACTCTTGATGCCATAAGGCTGAAAAGCTAACAAGCAGAAACCCCTGCCGGTCCTAGTGACTGGTGGGGGTTTCCGCTATTGTGGGGGCATGGCTATAGAGAAACTTAAGGGTGTTGTGTCTGTCGCATCCAACTCACCCGGTCTTCCTACCGGGTACTCAGTGCAGGTGAGCATGCTTGTGGAGCGTATGAAACGCCATGGGATCCATGTGGGTGTGCTGTCCAACTATGGGACTGAAGGCTACATTGCCAAACACCGGACCAAAGCCGGTGACATCCCCATCTACCCTAAAGGGTTCAAACCTTACTCTGATGATGTGATGCAGTTGTGGCATGACCACCACCGTAGGGACCGGGAGACTCTGCCACACTTCATGATGACTCTCTATGATGTTTGGGTTTACAACGACCTGGAGACGGACATTCCCATCTATTCTTGGGTGCCTTTAGATCATGTGACCATGCCTCCTTTGGTGAAGAAGTTTTTGCAGAAGGACAATGTGACTCCGATTGCTATGGCACCGCATGGTCAGCGACAGCTCGCTGCAGCAGGTTTTGAGGGTGACTATATTCCGCACGCTGTAGACACTAAAGTCTTCAAACCTACCGGCCTGTTTAGGGGTGTGGAGACTCGCGACTTCATGGGTATAAGCAAAGACAAGTTCCTGGTTACAGCTGTCCTAGCGAACAAAGCAAACTCCATTGTCCACAGAAAAGGGTTTGCGGAGCTCTTCCTCGCCTTCGGTATCTTCCACAAAGACCACCCGGATTCACACCTGTATGTCCACGCTGATGTGCTCCCAGTTGTCGGAGGGTTCCACCTTGGCACTCTCATGAAGTCTTGCGGTGTGCCTGAGAAGGCTGTGACTTTCGCTAACAGGGATGAGCTGCGCACTGGTTACAGTGAAGCTGAGATGGCCGCGATCTATACCGCTTCTGATGTTGTGTGGATGGCAACCTATGGTGAAGGTTTCGGGGTGCCTACGATTGAGGCGCAAGCTTGTGGAACCAGGGTGATTGCTTCTGACTGGGCTGCAACCGCTGACCTGATTGCTGAGGACAGTTTCCATGTAGTCGGACAGCCTTTCTGGGATGCTCCCCAAAGCGCCTTCTTTCAGATTCCGGTTCTCGCCTCCCTTGTGGAAGCCCTTGAGAAGGCATACAAGGCCGATAGAGACACTTCCACAGTAGCCAGGGAGTTTGCCCTTCAGTTTGATGTTGAGAAGGTCTGGGAGGACCACTGGCTTCCTTTCTTCCGCAAGGCTCTTTCTCAATAGTGTGGGTGGGCTCTGGCGCTAAACTAGAGTCTGGAGGCTTTTCATGGCAATAAGCAATGGTTACGCGACACTCGCTGATGTGAAAGCGGCGCTTCGCATCCCCACTAATGACACTCAGGATGACTTCCTGCTTGAGTTGAGCATTGAGGCAGCATCAAGACAGATTGACGGTTTCTGTGAGCGCGTATTTACCCAGTCAACCGCGACAAGGATTTACCGGCCTACTGATGTGTTCACTGTGGACATTGATGATCTGCAATCTTTGACTTTCCTGAAGACTGACCCTGACGGCAGCGGTGTGTTTTCGACAACCTGGTCAGCTACCGATTACCAGCTGAACCCTTTGAACCGGCTGACCGGTGGCATAACTTCTCCTTACACCCAGATTAGGGCTGTGGGTGACTACCTGTTCCCCATCTATGAGCCACGCAATGTGAACTCTAATGAGGCTAGTGTGCAGATTCAGGGTGTGTGGGGTTTCGCTACCATCCCGACAGCAATCAGGCAGGCCACAATCATCCTCTCTATGAGACAGTTCAAGCGTTACGATTCACCCACAGGTGTTATGGGCTTCGGAGATTTAGGTGTTATGAGAGTCGGTTCTGTAGATCCCGACATCCAAGCCCTGCTCATGCCCTTCAGAAGGATGTTCCTCGCGTGAGCATCACAGACATTAGGGATGGTCTTGCCGCTAACCTGGCAACCATTCCCGGCTTGCGCACTAGCGCTGAGCTCCCGGACCAGCCAAACCCACCTATAGCTGTGGTCCAGCTAAACAATGTCACCTATGATCAGGCGTTCCAGAACGGCCTGGTCCTTTACAACTTCACCATCACAGTCATTGTGGGCAAGGTCGCAGAGCGCCTCGCACAGCAACGATTGAACGCTTACGCCTCCACAGGTGTTGGTGGTGTGAAGGCTGCCCTGCAATCGGATAAGACCCTTGGCGGTCATGCGTTTGATGTGAAGCTTCAAGAGATGACTAACATTGGTGCGATAACATTAGGGGAGCAACAATACTTGGCAGCAGAGTTTGCGGCCATAGTTTACGCAGACTAAGGAGACCAAAGTGGCGAAGTTTTC